TGCTGATCCAGGCGGCGCGGGGGCAGGCACGCATGACGAGCGGTCTGCGGTCGGTCATGCATGGCGACACCCGCGTGCAGTATTTCGATCCGGTGCAGATGTTCGGCAAGGCCGGCCTCGCCGCACCGTTGCAGGCGGCGACCGATACCATCGACTCCATGCTCTACAAATACATGCGTATCTATGTTTGAGGTGCCGCCATGTCGCTGACCGGGTTGCTGCTTGGGATCATCAACATCGCGATCGTGGCCGCCATCTTCGTGCTGATCGGCGCGATCATCGTCATGGTCGCGAAGTGGTTCGGCTACAGCATCGACTGGAACGTGCAGCGGCTGTACTTGCTCGTGGTGCTGCTGATCGTTCTGTACATGATCGTGGCCATGCTGCTGGGGCTGCCGACTTGGCGCATCGTCCACGCTGACCTGGCGTTGCGGCTCATCGCCTGAATGGCCACCGACTACAGCGCACTGCTGTTCGATCCGGTCTATGCCGAGCTCGGCGTGCCGGCGACAATGACGGTGGGCGTCGCCGCTGCCGTCGACATCACGGTCATCGACGACACCAAGCCTAAGGTGCTGCCGGTCTCGGCTGGCACGCAAACTGCCGAGGTGCGCGGCGTCGGACCTGGCGCGTTCGCCAGGGTTTATGAGCTGGCCGGGAAAGGCATCACCCGCGCCGACTATGCCGATGCCGTGCTTTCGTTCAACGGCCGGACCTGGATCGCGCGCTCGTGGGAATTGCGCGGCAGCCCGATGGGCGAGGACTGGGGCGAGGTGCGCTTTTTGCTGAAAGAGGCGGCGTGACCGACGTTCGCGAGGATATCCTGGCGCGGCTGCTCGTGGTGGTCGCCAGCATTCCCAACATCCGCACGACCGTTCGCAACGACGTCGACATCCCGGAAGACAAATTGCCGGCCATTACCGTGTTCGATGGCGACGAGGAAACCAACGGCGCGGAAGACCGCTCGGCGCGGCTGCCGGGCAGGGCTTATGTCCCGAGCATGATGCCAGAGATCGTCGTCCAAGAGTTGCACGGGGCCGGTTCGGAGCTGAGCACGTTTCGGCGCGAGATCGTCACGCGGGTGCTCGGGGACGCAACACTCATCGCGCTTGTCGGCAGCAATGGCTCAATTCGGTACATCGGCTGCCAGACGGACTTCGGCTGGCTGCGTGAAAAGTTCAACGCGATGAACGTGCAGTTCGTGTTCCGATATCCACTGAAAATAGAGGAGCTATAAGCCATGCCCGCGGCACCGAGCGTTCAAAACTATCACATCGGAAAAGGCATCGTCTCGTTCAAGGAGGACGGTGCCGCCGACTTCGTCGATCTCGGCAATGCGCCGTCGTTTGTATGGTCGCCGACGGTGGAGAAAAAAGAGCACTTCAGCTCGCGCGAGGGCGTCAAGGTCAAAGACTTCACGGCCGTCACGCAAGTCGGCGCGACCATCAAGCTGACGCTCGACGAGATCAACGGGCCGAACCTCGCTCTTTTTACCCTGGGCGAGCTCGGGGCTCCCGATGTCGATGGCAGCGTTACGGTGAGCGCATTCAAGAAGCTGGAGGTTGCCGGCATCATCATGGTCGAGGGCACCAACGACATCGGTCAGCACGTGGACTTCACCGGCCGCATCTCGATCAACCCGACCGGCGATTTCTCGTTTATCACCGACGCCGACGACTTCAGCACGCTGCAGATCGAGGCCGAGGTGCAGAAGGACGACGTGGACGGTACGTTCGGTGTGTTCACCGTCCATGAAGCCGTGGTGGTGCCATAATGGCCGACCTCCTCGACATAGCAACGCTGACGGCATCCGAGGTCGTCAGGATCAACGGCGAGCGGATCATCGTGCGCGGTTTGCACGGCAATGCGGTCGCATCCATCGTGTCGCGGTTTCCCGATCTCAAGCGGCTGGCGAGCGGAGACTTCGGCAATAACATCGTGCCAGTCCTGATCGAATTGTTCGGCGCCTCGATCGGCTCGATCATTGCCGCCGGGTGCGGGCATCTCGGGGACGAGAGATACGAGCAGCACGCCAACGAGAAATTTTTGATGGAAGATCAGTTAAAGCTGCTGGATGCAATTATGCGGCTTACATTCCCAAACGGTTTTGGCTCCTTCGTCAATCGTCTGTCGACCCTCGGGGCGCCGGGCGAAGGAGCAAAGGCCGTCAAAGTGCGCTTGAAGAAATCGCCCTCGGTATCACCGCCATTATCAGGCGAGGCTTCCCGCCCGACTATGCAATGACGCTGACCTGGCGCCAGGTCGATGCCTACCGCGAGCTGAACGAGCGGCTCGATCGCATGGAGCGGGCGAACGATCTCGCGATCGCCGCCATCGGCGCGCAGGGCGACGGCAAGACCATCGAGAAAACAATCAAGGAACTGGGAACGCCTTAGCCGTGGCAGTCCGCGTTCGCCTCAAATCACAGTCAATAAAGCCGCAACTGGATGAGACCGTTGCAAAGCTAAAGCAGCGCATCCAGACGGCGGCGACTTCCTCCACCAAGCAGGTCGCCGACAACATCCTTCGCGAGGGGCGCGCCGACATCGCCGCCGCCGGCCGGTTTACCGGCGCCTGGATATCCGGCTTCACCTACGAAATCACGGGTGAGGGCGGCAAGAGCAGGTCGATTGTCTTTCATCACTCGAACCCGCTCTGGCGCGTCTTTCAGAGCGGGGCGACCATCAAAGGCAAGCCGTTGCTGTGGATTCCGGTCGACCCCGGCGGGCCGCCGGCGCGCGACTTTCCCGGCCGCCTGTTCCAGGTCAAGCGCCGCAAGAAGCGCGACACGCCGTTGCTGATGTCGGCCGATGACAGGCGGGTGCGGTACATCGGGGTCAAGAAGGTCATCATTCGCAGGAAATTCCACCTACTGCGGATCATTCGTGACGAGGCCAAGAAGCAACGTGATCTGTTCATGGACGAGATGAAAAAGGCTTAGGGCACATGGCATCCGACGACATCGTCCAGACCATCAAGATTGAAGTCGACGGGGCCGACCAGGCTGCCGCCGAGATCAAGAAGGTCGGCCAGGCGACCGAGGACGTCCAGGCCACGGCTGCAAGCACCGCTGGCGGCACGCTGGAACTCGGCAAGGGGCTGGACCAGGTTTCGCAGAAGTCCGGCGTCTCGTCGCGCGAGCTGCGATCCCTCGGCAAGATCATGAAGGAGTTCGGCGCGGGCGAGCTCGCCGGCACCGCGGTGGGGGTTGCAAGGATTGGGATGACATTGGGGGCGTTTGGCGCGTCCGTGTTCGCGGTGGCCGCCGCGTTCTCTTTCTTTAAGAGCAAGATGAAGGAGGCAGAGGAGCAGTTGAAGGCCACGACCGCGACCATGGCCGAGTTTGCCAAGGTCAGTGCGGAAATGCACCCGGAGCTGGCCGGCGGGAAAGAGGCATCAAACAACATTGCACTGATCGCGGATGAGCTTGGAAACTTGGAAAAGCGGGCAAGGACCACCTTCAGCGCCATCAGCGCGTTGACTTCGCCGGAGACAATGAAGAAGGCGATCGTAACCAAACTGGAAGACGCCAAAATATCGATCGACGATATTGGGGCCAGTGCGGATAAGTTGGGCGTGAATTTCCAGAAAGCCACTCTTGAGCTTGCGAAGTGGCGCGAGGGGCTGACGCCGATCGGGAAAACCATCTTTGATGATGCGCTGAAGGGTTTGAAGGTTCCACCAGATACCATCGCGTCTATTGAGAAGGGGTCGGCGGCACTCGCGAAAAGTCAGGCCGCGGCCGAGCGGCATAAGGTGGCGGTGGATGCACTTGCCCAATCCTGGACCAAGCTAACCACGGCATTTGTGGCTTCGAGTTTTGCGCCCGCGCCGGTCGAGGATTTGGGAGCGGGGCTGGATAATTTCATAAAAGACCTGCAGAGCTTGGGCGCTCTGGAGCACGCGATCATCGACCCTATCATTGCTGCTTTTCAAAGTATTCCCGCGGCGTTCAATGCTGTCGTCGCAGAGGTCCAGGCCACCATTCAGACCTGGGTCACGACGCCGGTCGGCGACGCCTGGCAGTGGCTCAAGGATAGTTTCCAGAGCGTGCTGGACTGGATGGCCGAGAAGTGGGCGTCGTTCAAAAGCATATTCACCGGCACCGGCGCGGCGGCCTCGCCCGCGGGCGGCGGCGACGGCTTTGCCAGCGGCGGCCTGCTCGGCGGTCGCGGCAGCGGGACGAGTGACTCAAACCTCGCCTGGGTCTCGCGCGGCGAGCACATCATGCCGGCGCGCGCCGTGAGCCAGCCCGGCGTGCTGGCCTTCCTCGAGGCGCTGCGCTTTTCGGGTGGCAATCTGCGTGCCGTGCTCAACGGCATGGGCCGCTTTGCCCTGGGCGGCATGGTTGCGCCCAGGCTGTCGATCCCGGCCTTTGCCGGCGGCGGGATGAATCACGTCAGCATCCATTTTCCCGGCCTGCCCGAGATCAGCGGCCTGCGCGCGTCGTCTGCCGTGGTCGATCAGTTGCGCAATGCCGCGGCGATGGCGCAGGTCCGTTCGGGCGGTCGCAAGCCGAGCCGGTATGGCTGATGCCTGCCTACACGCTGCTCGCAATCGACGGCATCGACTTCAGCCAGTACGCCGTGCGCGGCATCACCATGACGCTCGCGCCGATCGACCAGGCGGCAGCTCTGGCGCGCGACTGCCGCGGGGCGCTGGCCGACATCTCGCTGGCGCAGTTTCGGCAGCACAAGGTTTCGATCACCTGCACCGACCATGAGGCGCCCGAGCTCACCGACGTGTGGCCGGGGACGGACATCACCATCACCTGTATTCCTGGGCTCGGCGCTGCCAACGGGGCCGGCGACGTGCTGACCATCCTGGCGAAGGTCACGGCCTGGAACACCTCGCGCGACGAGTGGGCGGCCGAGGTCGCGTGGACGCTCGAGGCAGAGCAAAGGGTGATCGCCTGATGCCTGCCGGGATGCCGTACTTCGCTTGGGTCGATCCGACCGAGACGGTATTCGCGCCCGAACATTTGCGCTGGGACGAGGACGTGTTCTCGTTCGCCCTCAAGCAGTCCGAGGGCGATCCGGCGAGCCTGACGCTGGTCGTCCGCCGGCCGCGCAATTCGGCCGGCAATGCCATCGGGCTGCTCGGCCCCGGCCGCAAGATCTGGGCGTGGTTCGCGCTCGACTGCGGGCCGGACCTGGTCCGCTTCCGCGGCCGGCTTGTCGGCGTCCCGACATCGATATTCGAGGAGCTGGTGACGCTGGAATTTGTCGCGCGGCCGATCGACCTTGTGGCGCAGAAGGAAGCTCTCGCCGCGACGTTGAGGGTGCTGCCGTATTACGACGAGGTCGTGATCGACAAGGCGCGGCGCACCGATCCCGAGGTTGTTCTGGAGGGCTACTCCGCGATCTGGCATTACGACCGCGAGACGCATGTCCTTTCGATCTCGGACGAGGTCGACGGCGAGGACGGCCTGGTCGAATTCGACGGGACGGATGAAGCTAACACGGTGCTTTACGACGGGCTCGGCCTCACGCTGACCAGCGGCCCGCTGACGCGGGTCGACGTTAATGCCGAGTTCACGTGGACCCAGTTGGCGCAGGGGACCGTCAGCCTGACGCGCTACCTGCTCGACCATTGGATGGGACCGGGCGCCACCTACATCACGTCCTTCAATCTTACGGCTGGCGACTGGCCTAAAACCGGGGCCACGCTCGGCGATGGCTGGGTCGTCGACCATTCGACCGCTCATTCGCTCTACGATGAAGAAGTCCATCCCCAGAGTTCCGGCAGCACGATGACGGTGGTGTTCCCGGACTCGTCCTGGTTCGGGCCGTCGACTCAGACAACGACATATTCTGAAAGCAGCAGCATTCCCAATGTCGGGCCGGGCTCCATAAGTGGTCCGCCGTCCATCACAGACAACATTTCGGTCACCACTTCGCCGGATGAGGTCAGCGACGTCGGGACATCCACCTATACGTCGTCCTACAGCCGTACCTATTCGCAAACCTGGACCATAACGCCGCTGAACTACATCGTGCCGACGCTGGACGCCGGCTATTCAGCCAAGCGGCAATGCACGGAGCTGGTGTCGTTTTCGTTGTTTGCCGATGTGCAGCATGTCCTGACTCTGCCCGAGGACGGCGAGGCGTTGCGGGTCGATGACGTAAAATCGGTCAACCTGAGCGAATCGATCGGGGAGGGCCCCGATGCCTATGTGCCGATCGGCGATCCGCGGCGGCGGTCCTACATCGCGACCGACCGCGGCAATCGCAGCCTCGAGCATCTGATTGCGCTGGCGCGGGCACACCTGCTCAAGAGAGCGAGGGTCGTGGAGATTGCGTTTGCGCCCAGGCTGTCACGCATGCCGGAAATCACTCTGCGCAAAAATGCATACTTGGTGGAGCCGCGTATCGGCGAGGCGGTCGGCAAGGTCATTGGCTATTCGGTTGCGCTGGATGGCTCCGACGGTAGGATTAAATGCGAAGCCATCATCGGTTGTGCCATTGGCCGTGGCGGGTCGGCGGTCGCTGCGGACGGCACCCCGACTTATTGCAGCATCGATTATGCCGGCCACGATTATCAGCAGTTCACCGGCCGTACGGTTTTGTTCCTCGACTCTTCGGTTGGTTATCAACCGCCGTCGGCTCATCCGAACGATGACGGGATCGACTTCTTGTCCACCCTGACAGCGGAGGACGTGATTGCGATCCCGTTCTTCTACGACGCCAGCAAACTCGGCAAGGTTACGCTCAAGCTCAAGAGCATGAACCGCGCGTTCTCGACCGATTACGACGTGCAAGTTACCGATTTGAAAGTCACGACAGGCTATGATCTGGAGGCGGCATAAAAAATGGCTGGTTTCGAGCTCATCGTTCGGCCTGTGGTCTTCCCCAACATCCGGCCGGCCCCGGCGCAGGTGCTGCCGGCCGAGGACGACCCCACCCAAGGCATGATCGCCATCGGCGGGCAGCCATCGCGGAGCCTTAGCGCGTCGTCCGGTTGGAGCGTCAGCCTGTCCCGTGACAAGCCGCATAAGGAACAAAAGCGGCAGTTCGACACGGAGCGGGTCTTTCAGCAAGACGCTGGTGGCGGCATCAACAGGCAAAACTACGTCGACGTCGAGCGTCTGAAAAAAGTCAGACTGGAGCGGAAGGAGGGTCCGTATAAAATGCTCTATGACGATCCGCCCTCTCGCCCGAATGTCGAGATTATCGCGGCCGACCAGGTGCGGGGCTCATGACCATCGTCTACGTCACGACCGGCGCCTGGGGTGCCGGCAGCGGCACGCCGAACAGCGCGGCGCAGGTCGACGGCAATTTCCACGATGTCGATCAGCGCATCGTTGCGCTGAATGTCGACCTTGCCGATGGCAAGCGCATCGACAGCATTACCTATACCGACACCACGATGACGGTCCACTACACGGACGGGACGTCGCAGGTCATCCCGCTGCCGATTGCCGTCATCACCTATGTCGGGCAGTGGACCAACGGCACGCCCTACACCCGCGGCCAAATGGTTTCGGTTCATGGCCTCGGCATGTTCCAGGTGCTGGTGAACCATACGACGCCGCCCATGCCGGCGGCCTTCGACCCAAACGCGACGGATGGTTCCGGGAACCCGCTCTATTCGTTCTGGATGCCGTTGTATGACATCAACTACGACGCCGCGATCTTTGTGCCAGGGCCAGTCCAGCGCGCGGCGGGTGAGCTGCTGTTCCAGGCGATCGCCAACCGGACGATGAAACTGGCGAGCGGAAATGCATATTGCCACGCATATCTGGACGTCGGCGTCGCCACGGGGACTAACATCATCCTGTCGATCCAGAAGAACAACCCCGGGACCCACACCGAGATCGGCACCATCACGTTTGCAGTCGGCGTCGGCATCGATGCCTATGGCGGACAGCCGGGGGTGTTCAACATTCCGGCGCTGGCGGAATTTGCCGAGGGCGATGCCTATGCGCTCCGGGTCACGCAGTCCGACAACGCCGAGCCGTCCGGGCTGTCGGTGACGCTGCCGTTCCTGCGCACGGATATCTGATGCACCAGGTGTGGAGACGCCGTCTTGACGGCTGATGATGGGTACTCTGAAGATGTGCTAACGCGCATCTACAATGTGCATTGGGGTGATGAGGGCCTTTCAGTTGCAAGCTTATCAATAATCGTTTCTACCAGGCCGACCGGATTTTATAAAGACGACACCCCGACCGTCGCGACATTGTCGGTGAAGAATTTGCCACTGCTCGATCCTAGTACGTTCAAAGTAAACTGGCCGGCGAATACAGATATTCCCCCGCCGCCTTTTATGGAAGAAGTCGATATCGGTGGCAGTACGCAACTGACCATGCCAGATGGAGAGTCGGGCACGCTGAAAGCTATCTGGTCGCTTCGGCAACAGCCGTTTACCGGGCTTGTGGGCGCCGGGGTTAGCTACGACAGCTCCACAACCCAGCCGGGGATATGGAAACCGTTTCTGGGTCAAAACATAGTACAGATAAAGGTTGTCATGAACTTGCCGCCACTGGACTTCCTTGCCAGCATTTCTTTGGACAATCATTATGAGTGGGTGGCATCCGCCAACGCAATCATACCCGGAATGCGACCGCCCGATTTGTCGAAAGCCGGAAGGGCCGAGAGTGGAGAAACCCTGACCTGTATCCTGAATGCGATCATGGACCCACCAGGCGTCTCGTTTACTGCTGCTAATGAATGAACGCGAATGCTCGTCTGTAGCGTCAGCCAGTTGCGACGGCGGGCGGCGATCGCAGCCGACATTGCCGAGTCTGCCGCGGCAGTCGATGCGCCAGGGACCGGGAATGTCGTCTTTGCCGCGCTGGTCGACGATCCGGCCTCGGTCGGCGATCACGTCGACGCTTTCCTCGGGCAGATCATGCGCGAGGCGGCGAACGCGAGCGCGACCGTCAATGCGGGGCTCACCTACGCAGCGTCCATCGTCGAGGCAGTCACCGCGGCCGACCACGCATCGGGGTCAATGCCTACTGTCTGGAGTGCGGCGGTGGTGGAGGCGGCAACTGCAGCGTCCGCGCAGGACGCCGCGGCATTGGCGGCGACCGCCAGAACCGCCACGGTCGCAGGTATGGAGCCAGTGATCGTTACGACAGGCACGCCACGCACGAGCCGGTTGCGATCCGGCGTAGCACTGACGGCTCGGTAGCAAGCAGGGGATAAGCCTTTGGCCTTCTACGACACCACCTGGTACGCAAACGCCGGCAACCAGTCGACCACCGGCTACTATGCGGTCACTGTTCGCCCGCAGAATACTGCGGTGGCGGCCGGGGTATTGCGTCGGCAGTTCACCGCGCCGGCAGTCGGCAGCGAGCGCGTGTTTGTCTGCATCGTCGCGGGGACAACCGGCAATGTCACCGACGCGACCTGGGTGCTGACGCGCGGCGCGAAGACGACGGACGGCACCGCGACATGGCAGGAATGCACGGGTGCGTCCGCCGTCAACGGTGACGCGGCCAATACGCCGACCTGGGCAACGGCCAAGGCGATCGGCGCACCGACCCTGGGCGCGATCATCAAGCGCAACAACGGCGCCAGCTACTGGATTTGCAGCACCGCTGGCACGATGGGGGCAAGCGAGCCGGCATGGCCGAACGACACCGCGGGGACGACACAGGCCGATGCAACGACGACGTGGACTTGTCTCGGCGTCGTGGGGAACTTCACCGGAGGTGGGGCCCCGCACGCTCGTCTTGCCAGTGCCTGCGCAGGGACTTGGTTCGCTGCCGGCAATACGGTCTACGTCGGCGACAATCACGCCGAGTCGCAGGCGACGGCGATTACGATTACGCCCGTGTTATCTGTTGCGACCATTGGCCGGATACTCTGTCACAATCATTCTGGCAGCTATCCGCCTGCGGCTTCCGACCTGATGATTGGAGCGACGATCTCGACTACGGCGGTGGTGGGCATCACGTTCAACCCGACGAGCGGCGGGATCTACGTTTACGGTATTTCATTTTTGGCCGGAGTCGGCTCTAACGGTCTTGTCAACATCATCATGACAGGTCTGAATGCGAGCTATTATTTCGACGCCTGTCTTTTCAAGATTGCCAGCACCGCGACCGCTTCCTGTCTGATACAGTGCGGCGCCTCAAGTATTGTCTTGTGGAATAATTGCACCGTGTATTTTGGGAATGCCTCCAACTACATCGACGTTGGAACCATCAGTTTTACCTGGCAGAACACTGGCCCGATCCTGGCGAGCGGATCGGTAATTCCCACCGGCTTGCTGGCACAAAGTGCCAATGCCCGTTTATGCAATCTTGTGCTGGAGGCTCTCGACCTCGGTCAGCTTACCGGCGCTCTCGATAGGCAAGGCGCCGTTTTTGAGATGGGCACCTGGCTAGTCAAGGATTGCAAGCTGAATGCTGCGATGACGGTGCCGGCGCCGCAAGCTTATGGCCAGACCACTCAGCTCGTCCGTTCCGACTCCGGCGCCACCAACTACAAATCCTCCCGCTACGCCTTTGAGGGCATCCAGACCACCGAGACGTCGATCACGCGCGTCGGCGGCGCCACCGACGGCGTCACGCCCTCCAGCGACAAGATGGCGACCACGGCCAATGCTCAGTGGCTGCGGCCTTTCACGGCGATGCCGCTGGCGATCTGGAACGAGACCACCGGCGCCAACGTCACGGTGACGGTTTATGGGACGGTCAATGCGGGCGCGCTGCCGTTCAATGATGAAATCTGGATGGAGGTGGAATACCTCGGCTCGAGCTCGTCACCGCTGGGCACCATCGTCACCACCACCAAGGCCAGTGTGCTGGCGGCCAATGCCGCGGTGGCGTCGGATGGCTCGACCTGGAACGGCGGCGGCTCGGGGGCCGGCTGGTCGCCGTTCAAGCTGACCGCCTTGCTGTCGTCGCCGCAGTTGGCGATGAAGGGTTTTATCTACATCACCATCAAAGCGGCCAAGGCGTCGACGACGTATTACATCGACCCGCTGCCGGCGCTCACATAACGAATCCTCAAAAGGAGAAACCCATGACCGATGAACGCGCGCAGGCGCGCGAATGTAATGATGCGTCCGTTGTCCGCGGCACCGGCATCGGCGAGCGTGCCGAGGCGCATGGCCGGTACGAGGTCGAATGCATCGGCGCGGACGGCAAGCTCAAGTGGCGAGATACGATCGAGAACGTGGTCTGCACGGTCGGCAAGAATTTGATGCTGGATACCGCCTTTGCCGGCGCCGCCTATACCGTGGTCGGGCCGTACATGGGCCTGATCTCGTCGACATCCTATTCGGCAGTCGCGGCCGGCGACACCATGGCGTCGCATTCGGGATGGCTCGAGGCCGGCGGCGCCAACACGCCAGCCTATACCGGCAACCGCAAGACCGCGGTGTGGTCCGCGGCTACGGCGGGCGGTAAGGCGCTGTCGGCGGCGCTGTCGTTCGCGATCACATCGACGGGGACCGTCAAGGGTGCGTTCCTGGTCTTCGGCACCGGCGCGGTCGCCACCAAGGACGACACCGGCGGCGTGCTATGGTCGGCCGGGACGTTCAGCACGGGCGACAAGGCTGTGGTGAACGGGGACACGCTCAACGTAAATTTCTCGACGAGCCTATGATGCGAAGACCGATCGACCGTTTGCTGGTGGCGCAGATCGTTTCCGCCAGCACGCTTCCGATCCTGGTCGTGCTGCTGCTTCTGATGTTCATGCGCTGAAGGGTCGTCATATCGTCCGAGACACAAATGTTCCTTTGTCATTTCGCTTTAGCGGGCGTCTGTTTTGATTTTGCTCGCTCAAGGTAGCCCAGCGACAATTCTCGGGAGCATAAGGCCCGTGGTTATCAATTCGGTCAATCGAGTGACCGGGAGGACAGCGACCCATGTCAGCAAGAAAATTTTCGTAGCTAATTACCCAGCGTTCGCAAACTTTAATGCCGCGCCCGCCGTATTTGGCAAAATCTTTATTGCGGGGATTTGTGCAGCGCTCGCGCAGGCCACGCCATGCTCGATACTCACGCGATGGCTGCCCGCCGCATTTGCTTTCACCATGCGTCCGATTTGTTTTTCCCAATTGTCTAACGCGATCAAGTTTAAGGCAGCCACATGATTTTGTATTGCCCCGACGCAGCATATTCGCGAGGATCGTAATTTCATTTCCACAATCGCAACGGCAACGCCACAGCGGCCGTCCGTTTTTTCGTTCTACCATGCACACGACGGTTAGGCGCGCGTATCGATGTCCCGTGATATCAATGAATCGCACGGCAAACCTCCTCTGAAAGGTTGCTTGTGAAGTGGTGGCTGAACGTCTCACCGTTCGGCCGCTGCGCATTCTAGCTGAAAGGGTACCATGCAAAAAGTTGTAATCTCGTCGGGCCACGGTCTCTACGTCCGCGGCGCCTGCGGCATCCTCGACGAGGTCGACGAGGCTCGCAGGGTAGTCAACCGCGTTGCGGAGGAGCTGCAGAGCCGGGGCGCCGACGTGATGGTGTTTCACGACAACAGCAGTCGCAGCCAGAACGAGAACCTCAATGCGATCGTGAACTTCCACAACGCGCAAGAACGCGATGTCGATATCAGTTGCCACTTCAATGCATTTGAACAGCGGGAAGGTCCCGTCGGCACCGAGGTCTGGTACGTGACGCAAGAGGCGCTCGCCGCCGAGATGTCCGCCGCCATTGCCTCCTGCGGCTTCATCAACCGCGGCGCGAAGCGGACCACCGACCTGTTCTTTCTCAACAACACCGAGAAGCCGGCGATTCTGCTCGAGATCTGTTTCGTCGACAGCGAGGCCGACGCCAAGCTCTACGAGGCGCAGTTCTATGAGATTTGCACGGCCATCGCCGACGAGCTCGGCGGGGAGCCGTTGGAAGGTATCGCCGAGGCGCCGGCGCCGCTGTTCAAGGTCAGTGGCAAGTGCTCGCATTTCGGCGGGCCGGACGACACCGGCGTATCGCCGAGCGAAGGTTTGGCATTCATTTCCGAGGTCGAGCAGGCGCCGCATCTGTTCCTGCCGTATCAGCCGGAAGGGACGACCGGCCTGGCGCGGAGACTAAATCAGCACGTTCACTATGTGGCCTGCCGGTGGGACTACGCCGTGACGCCGAAGGCGATGATGCGCGAGGAGCTCGCGCTGGTGCGCGCGGGCGGCATCGAGCTGACGGCATTCCCGGCCGACTGGGGGCCGAACGAGAATACCGGCCGGGTCGCTGATCTCAGCCCTGGCCTGCTGGCCGACCTCGGCCTCAAAACCGATGACGAGGTCGAGGTTATCTTTCCGTATCGTCGGCCATGATGACGAGCGTGCGGTCCTGGTTCTCGGAGAACCAGACGCTCGTTTATTTTCTTGTTGCGCAGGCCATCGCCATCGGCGCCGCGGTGATCAGCATCGTGGCTTATTCGGTGCGGCTCGAGACGCGCGTCAATACATTGGAGGTGCGCGGGTCGCCGCATCTGGAGAAGATTGACGGCAGGCTCACCGTGCTGGAGAGCCAGACCAGGGAAAACAAGGAGCGGCTCGAACGGATTGTCGACATCATGACCCGCGAGCTGAACAAGCCGAAGCCGTGAGTTATGTGCCGAACGTGATGCCTTCGAGATACTTCCACTCAAAGCAGGTATTGTCGCCGCCGTCCGTGATGATCACACGGCGTATGATTCCGATTTGCGCCGCCGGTCGCAAGGTCAGATCGCGCGCCATTTCGACGGCAGTCTTCGCGTCGACGCCGCACAATTGCGCATGCGAAAAATCCTGCGGATCGAACCAATAGACGCTGAATTCCGCCGTCTGATCGCCGCACGCCCTCATTGGTCACCCGCCTCTATGGTTGCGTGGTGGCGGGATCGGGCCGTCGATGTCCAGGATGTCGATTTCGGTGACGCCGAGTGCGGCGGCGATCTCGGGCAGCCGACCATGCGGATCGCTGGTCCCGTCTTCCCAGTTCCGAACCTGCCGGTCAGTGACGCCCGCCATCTTGGCGAGTTTGGCTTGGGTGATGTTGTTTGCGCGACGAATAGCCTGCAGCCTTTGACCTAGGCTTGCCATTTGGGCCTCGTGGTTCTCTTGGGATTTTTGGTGCGATCTCCTTGTTTTTGCCTCTGGGCGGTGACGTTTCTTTTCTGATGGCTTCCTGACAGAAAAAACCGTTTTGGACGGCTCGTCAATTGCCGATAGGCGACGCCACTTATCCAAACGTATATTTTTTTCCATGCCGATCTTCCCGCTGGATTTTGTCTATTGATGAGATAATCGGCGTCGCTTATGGGTGACAAAAGCGATGCCGTGTTTACCGCCATATCCCTATTGGCGGGGGGTTGATGGCAATTCAGGTATCGGTTAGCGCAGCGGGCATGGGACGCCCGCCGTTGGGATTGGAGCCGGCAATGCCGGTACGATTTCCGAAGGGGACCGCCGAGCGGATCGACGCCCTGGTCGGCCCCAACAGGCGCGCCCAGTTCATACGCACGGCGGTGGCTAGCGTGCTGGCCGCTATCGAGGTGGTGGCGAATCTGCGGAAGCAGCCGCCGCCGCCGAAGCCGCGGAAGCGGCGGCGCAAGGCGAATCGGTAGCACGTCCGAGTTTGCCACTAGCGGAATTTGCCTTTTAGTTTCAATCTTCGCGTTGGGGTGGGGTTGCCAAGCCAACCCCGCAGAATTACAGACAATCCGCAAATCGGCCTGATTTTCCCCACACATCAAGAAGTGCCCGTTTATCAGCGTTTCTGAGCAGGTTTGCCAGTCGGCGAATCGAAGTTTGCCAATCGAGGTTGCCCTTCTGTCCGCGCCATGGCGTTGCGCGCCATGCGCGCTTGGTCGACGGCCCGAGTGTAGCGGGCGACCTCGTTGAGACTCCTATGGCCGCTGATGGCGGCGATCTCATTGGCCGAGCATCCGGCCTCGGCCAGCCGGCGACAGGCCGCCTTGCGCAGACCATGAGGCGACACACCGTGCAGGCCGATCCGCTGGCACTGCGCCGTGAACCATTTGCCGAACCCCTTCGCGGTGAATGCGCGACCATGCTCGTTTAGCAGGAACACCATTGCCTCGCCCGGCATGGCGTTGATGGCGCCTGCCAGCGCGGCCGTGACCGGGATGGCGAGCGTGGTCTTGGTTTTCTGCTGCGTGATCGTGATCGTGTCGTTGCGAACATTGCCACGCCCGACGCGCACTACGTCAGCGCAGCGCAGTGCCGTGCCAAGCAGTAACGCGAGCGCCAGGCGGGGCTTCGAGCCAATCGGATAGGCTAGCTCGAAGGCGGTGATATCGTCCTCGCTCCAAGTGCGAAACCCGCCGCTTTTGGGCAGCGATACCCGCACGCCCACCGTTGGGTCGTTGTCGCGGATGCCGAGCTTGATTGCGTATTGCACCAACAGCCGCAGGCACCGCAGATAATCACGCGCCGCCGAAGGCGTCTCGGACTTGGCATCGAGCATGAGCACGACGTGCCGGCGCTCCAGTTTCGCAATGTGCTTATCGCCGTGTGCCTGCCGCAACTCTTCGAGGATTCGGCGATATTGCGTTTGCGATGTAGGCGCCAAATTGTAAAACGCCGCCGAGCCGAGATAGCCGACTGCCATGGCGTTGATGCTGCCGGGCAAGGTGCGGCTGGCGCCGACCTCGGCCGGCGGCGGTGCCTCATCGATCGCTCGCGCGTAGGCGTCGCTGAACTCTGTGGAGCCGGGCAGGCCGGGCAGTGGGATACGACTGCCGCGGCGTCGGAAGTAACGCCGGACCGTGCCGTGGCGATCAGCGAATTCGTGAACGTAGGCTAGTCTGATCTTGGCCATGCTTGAGCTCGTCCCATTCATTGCCGCTCGTCAAAGGCACGGGGCCGTCGAGAGTCGAAACCACGATCTCGCCGTCCGGCCGGATCACCACTTGCACCGCAACCTTGGCCTTGCCCGCCGCCTTGAAAATGCGGGCAATATCGGCCTCACGAAACCTGGCGGCAGCACGCGACATTTTTACTCAACCTTGCGCCTTACTCTACATGGCCGGGACTGGGAACCCCGGCCGGGGGACAACTGGAGGGCATTTTTTGGACTTTCCGTCTTCGCGGCGGCGTTGATTTTTCCCATCTCTTTCGCTCTTTTGCGAAATATTCCCGCGCGATCTTTACTGACCTCTTGTCAAAAAAGTCGCGCATTGCCTCGCGCAATTCACTGAATTCAATCCCCGCCTGCTCGCAAGCCACTCGCGCGGCCAAGTGTAAGGCGTTTGCCTCATTGATGATGAAGGCAAAGTCCAAATCTGATTCACGATGATTGGTCCTCATGCCATCGCGCAATGCCAAATAAAAAAAGCCAGTCCAGATTTGCGCGGTCTTTCTGTGATCGGTCATGCATTCTTCTCATCAGTCCTTCTCGCGCAACGTGCCGTGAACAATCCATTCGCCGCCCCATTGAAACGGCCCCATCATCCGCAACCACGCCCGGTCGGCATCGAGGGCATCGACGATGCGGGCGAGCTCGGCGTCGACGAATGCCCTGGACCCGGCGATGCGGAATTCGGTGGCCTCGCCGCTGCTGCCGGTGCTGAAGGTCGTGGGCATCTGCATGCTCATGGTCGATTGCGTGCCTTGGTCTTTGCCGATTCAATCCAATCCTCGAGCGGCTTCTTCGGGTCGGGCAATTTTGCCAGCGCGCGGCGCCACCACGGGGCACTCTTCGCCAGGATCGCGCGGCGCAGGGCAGGGTCGGCACGGAATCGAGCATAGTCGGCCTCGGTCAGGCGGTCGGGAAAGGGCGGGGCGAAGCCGCGCTTGCCGTCGTCATGATTTTCCATGCAGTGCCTCCTCGACCAGGGCGCGATACTTTCGTGTGCTAAAGATTACGGTCGAATGGTCGCGCCCGAAGACGTGGCCGATCCGCGTGGTCGACCACCCGCAGAACAGGCTTGCGAACGCTATCGCCTGCTGCCGCGCGCGCGCGACCGGCTTGCCTCTGCGGCGCGAGGCCAGCACGGCCTCGTCGATGCCGAATGCCGCACCGGCAACACGGCGAAGGATCATGCCGCGGGACGCCCAGGCCGGCGCGCGCTCGCATCGCGCCTGATACTCATCACGCATCCAGCGCAGCCGCTCGTGGTCGTCATCGAAGGATTTTTGCGTCGGCTTCTGCGCCGGCTTTGCGTAGGCAAGCACGCGCGCAAACTCAGCATGTCGGCGCTGCTGCTCGGCGCGGCCGACGAGGAGATGATCAAGATGATGCTTCATTCCGGTGACGCATAAGTAAGCGTGCGTTCGCTTTCCATGTACTCCCGGCGAAACCTTATCGACGGTGAATTCCAGTCATCATGGGGCGTCCCAACCTGCCGGCGGTGATCTTTGCCATTATCAGCGGTCGCTGCTTTGCGACTTGAAGGCCGGGAGTCCTGCCGGGTTCCTGCGCCGTCAATTCGGCTTGCCATGATGATGCCTTTCGGATTCTCGCCCATCCTCGTCACTCCCGCCCATTGGGCGCGTTCCCAGGGCCTCTGATCAATTTCAGCCTCCCCTCGGTTTCGGCGAATAGGTGCGCTTGAGCTCGGCCGGCGGCAGACCGGTCATCATCGCTCGCAGCGAAGCATCAGTGACGCGCGTCTGGCCGCCGAACTTCACCAGTTTCAGGGTGCCGGCCTCATAGAGTTTGTAAATTTTTTGCCGCGAGCACATCAGTATCTCTTGCACGCGCGGCAGCGGCAGCAGGCGGCCGTAGTCGTCATCCGGGCTTGTTGACGGCAGCGTCGGTTTTCTTCGGCGCTTCATTTCGTGTTTTCCTGCATCAGCGTGCGCAGTTCGTCGCCGATCGATTTGAGCCGATCTTTTTCGGACTTGGTGCGGTCGGCATAGAATGCTTTGAACGCCGCCTCGCCCTGCATTGCGGCCTCTCGCGCCATATCCTCAAGCGACGCAGCCGGCTCGTCATCGGGCGGCAAAACCTCTCCAGTCTGCAGGTCATGCGATAGCATCGCATTCGGTGCCGGGCTCGGCGGGCGCTTGTGCGTAAGCGGAATATCGGCGACCTCGGTCTCGTCGAGAAAGCCCAGGCCGCAAAGCGAAAGCGTTGCCCGGCGCTTGGCCTTGGTCTCGGCTTTCATCATTGCGTTGGCGAGCACCTCGCCTTTGAGGTTGGCAATTGCGACGGCACCCTTGGCAATATCGGTGCGGCCATCCCGGTTGCGGACCTTGGCGGTAACGATGAACACGCCGTCGTGCTCGGTCTCAGCCAGGTCGTCGACCGAGACGCCGTGAATGGTCCGAAGCTGGTCGGTGCAATTGCGCAAAGCGTACAGAGTCAGCTTGTTGTTCAACGTGATGTATTCGAATGGCTTGGTCAGAGGATTAAGGCCGAGGCTATGACAAACCTCGCCATAGTACCGCACCCGTTCGTCGGGCGTCAGCTTGGCGAGGTCGCCCTTGACGATGACGGATTCCATGATGTCGCTTTTGACGGGGATATTCATGCCTCGCCTCCAACGGTCTCGCCCTGGTGCTCAAGGGCATGCTCCAAAGCATCCACCTGCCGCCTCAGCTTCTGGCTGTTCAGCTTGACCTGCTGAAAATCGGCGTGGTCGCCATTTACGCAAACGTCATAGCGCAGAGCCGTCATCGCATCCTGGAGATGCGCCAGGGTTTCAACGACTTCCATCATGGTGAATGCGACATACCTATCGGTCATGCGATTTCCCTAAGACTGAGGCGGCCGGCCCGATCTCTCGTTATCGACACGCCATAGCCGGTGACCTTCCTGGCATCGTCCGGCACGATCGCCTTGAGGTCTTTTTCGGCCTCGTTGTGGTCGCGCGCGGCGAGTTTGGTCATAAGCCAGGTCGCAGCCGCGCTCGCCCAGTGATTGTTGCCGGACATGTCATAGTCCTTGGAGACGACGACCGGCCCCGCGACGGGAGCGAGATGCACCGGCATGATCCGGCGGGCGACACATTCCATGAATTGCGCGCCACGATGAATCATCTCGGCGGCATAGTCGGGATCGCGCTCAATGTATTCCACGATTGGCGGACTGGCGCCCATGATGACCGAGAGGCCGCATTGATTGGCCGTGGTGACTTCCATCTGCCATTGCATCTGCGGCTGGTAGCGGTCGACGATGACCTCGAGCGGCTCGCGTCCGCCGACGTGCTTGGCCTCGACCGGGCAGGCAAGCGTGTCGTCCCATGCGTCGATCGTTGCTGCCGCCCAATCATGGCGCGGATGAACGACGACGGCGCCGCGCCGGGATAATGGGTTGCGCCGCAGTTCATAAAAATCGAGATTCACACCTTCGGTTGCGGCACCGAGCTGCACTGCCCACACATCGGACAGATCCTCCTCGACGGCCTCGCCGATCATTTCGCGATATAGCCGCAGGATTTTCTCGGCATCGCCCGTCATCAGGCATGCCACTCGCGACGCCGTCAGCCGGCCTTTGCGTGCTTCAATTTGGGCGGGGGACAGCATTTCAGGAAACCTCCTATACCGGGCCGCCGCACCCACCGGAGTGGGCGACAGTGAGCGCGGCGGCCGGCCGTGCCTGGCGTGTGCGGCACTGCCAGGGTTCGATCTCGGGGAATTGTCTTGTTGAGTTCCGTGAAGTTTCCGTTTGTCTTGGTTTGAATTTGTAAAGGGAAAAATCCGCGGCCGGCAAGATCAAATTTTGACGGATTTATTTTCGCGGTGGTATTGCCGCGCGCATGTAAATGGATTTTGCAGCGAGCATGAAAGGGGTTGCGCAAAGCATCGCAATTCATGGATGTGCGCAAAAGCGGAAACCTGATTTCCGGAAACCGGAAGAGGTAAAAAGTCGCTCACTTCCCGGCCAATTCGGCCTGTGGCAACCTTTACCCTCTAACCAGCGACAGCATCTAACGAACTTTTGCGCGGTTTTTACCCCGGCAACGGAAAGGCTTTGCCATGGCCAGAAAGTCCAAGCAAGTCACCAATGGTTATGACCGAAAACTTCTGGAAGCGTTGGCCTAAAGAATGCCCGCGGAACTTTGTCGGTCCTGCGGGCAGCCGATCCGCCTTCAGCGCGTCGGAATTCGGCTGCCGCCGCTCAAGGCTTCGATGTTCGACCTGGTCAAGCGCGCCGGCGACGAGGGCATCAGCACCGAGGAGCTCATGCGCGAGCTCTACGTCGAGCGCGTGCCGCCCAAGGCGAATACCGTCAAGGTCCACATGTGGCAGATCAATGAGTTGCTGGTCGAGACCGACTATTCGATCGTGTCCGACCGGCGGCGCTGGTTCCTGCGCAAGGCGAGACCATGCCGATGACCAGCAACGTGCGGCAGCTCCATCTTTTCCGCTCGAAGCGGCAGCGCGGGACTGCGGCGCCGGCGCCGCTCGAGTTCGCCGTGCACTGCATGGTCGCCGATACGCTGCGCCGATGGGCAACGCCGGGATGGATTTGGACGCACCTGCCAATGGGCGAACGCCGGGATGCCGTGACTGGTGCGCGGCTCAAGCGGATGGGCGTGCAGCCAGGGTGGCCGGATCTGCTGCTCATTCCGCCGTTGGAGAATAACGACTGGTGTTTGCGCCCTCATTTCCTCGAGATGAAGCGCCGCGGCGGGAAACTCACCGAGCATCAAGCGGGCTTCGCGCTCTGGTGTAGGCTCAACGGCTGCCCGCACGAGGTTTGCGATACCTATGACGCGGCGGTGAAGATACTCAAACAATGGGGTGCGCTGATGGACAGGGTGAAGGTGCAATGACCGATATCATCACCAATGCCGACAAGCTCGCTTGCGCCGAGCGCGAATTGAAAATGCGCACGCATGTCTATGAGCGGTGGGTTGCGGATGGGCGCATGTCCGCCGGCAAAGCCGCACACGAAATCGCCTGTATGGAAAGCATCGTCAAGGACTATCAGGCAATGGCCGAAAAGGGTCGGCTGATATGAGCGATTGCGCGCACCCCCGATCCGAAATACGGCGGCGCGTTCAGTCGAATGGCGTCGTCGCCTACTGGCGGCAATGTCTCGACTGCTTCCAGGTCGTCGGGTCCGCCGTCAAACATTCTGAAGCGCCCAAGGATGCGCCGCCATTCGATGAAACTGCACGGCAGCGCCAATGGGACCAGCAGAATGAGGCATACCGGGAGCGTTATCAGCAAACGGTACGCCGCCGAGAGGTTGAGCAGGAGCAGTGGTGGGAGCGCTATAACGAATATCTCGAAAGTCCCGAATGGCAACGCAAGCGTGAACTGGTGTTCGCGCGCGACAATCGTCGCTGTCAGGCCAGGCTAGATGGATGTTCGATCTATGCCACGCAAGTCCACCATCTAAGCTATAAGCACCAATTTAACGAGCCATTGTTCGAGCTTGTCGCAATCTGCCAATGTTGCCATGAACAGCTTCACTCCGAAGAGTAACAGCTTATGGCGGTTTTCTCTGCACAGGAATTATTGCAGCGACATAGAATTACCTATGTCGAAACCCGCAAGGGTAAGTTCACCACTAAATGTCCAAACTGCTCGGATAATTATCTCAGCGTCGAAATCAAAAACGACGGCGTCGTATGGTTTTGCCAATCCTGCCAGGAAGGCAGCGGTGAGAAATTTGAACAGGGCAAAGCAGGCGAGCTCGGGCCGATCAAAGCTATCTATGATTACACCGACGAAAACGGAAAGCTGCTGTTTCAGGTATTAAGGTTCGAGCCGATTAACAGCCCGAAGGAATTTCGCCAGCGCACCGGCCCAGATCAGGAAAGGTGGTCGATCAAAGGCGTGCGCATTGTGCCGTTTCATCTGCCCGAGGTGATGGAAGCGGTCGCAAACGATCAGACAGTCTTCGTTTGCGAGGGCGAAAAGGATGTTCTGACACTGCAGCGCCTCGGCATTGTCGCGACCTGCAATCCGATGGGCGCCAAGAAATGGTGGGCTGAATTCAACGAGCTGTTGAAGGGCGCGGATGTTGTCATTTGTATCGACAACGACGAGCCTGGCCATGAACATGGCCGCATGGTTGCCGAAAATCTTATCCCGGTTGCCAAGCGTGTGAGGCTGTTCGATCTCGCGCGGTATTGGCCGAAGATCGAGCCTAGCGACGATATCAGCGACTGGGCCGAGCAGGGCGGCACCGCCGAACAGCTTTGGCCAATGGTCGAGCAATTGCCGGCACTCGATCAAATCAGCAAGCTCAACGGGTTTGGAAAACCTAACGGCAAAGACCATCACGGCGCAGATGCGCCGCCTCTCGTTGTTGCCACGCCGTATGTGTTGCCTGACCCGGCAACGCTGGCGCGGCGCGCATGGATTAAGTTCCACCATTACATGCGCGGCATTGTCGCCTCGACGGTCGCGCCAGGTGGGTACGGTAAGACGTCGCTCTCAATCTATGAGGCGCTCGAGATCATCAAGGATGGATTCTGCGTCTGGTACATCAGCGCGGAGGACGATCGCACCGAACTTGATCGACGCATCGCCGCCTATGTGCAACGCCACGGCATTCTGCCGGCCCAGCTACAGGATCGCTTTTTCGTCGATGACAAACTCTCATTCCCGTTCAAGATCGCGCGGACTGGGCGCGGCGGCGGCGTGCTGTTCGACGACGCTAAGCTCGACGCCTTCGAAGCGGTTATTGCTTGCCACAAGATTGACGTTGCAATCTTCGATCCGTTCATCAGTTTCCATTATCTCCCCGAAAACGACACCGCTGCCATGGACGCGCTGATCAAGCGCCTCGGCGATATCTGCACGCGGCAGAGCATGTGCATCGAACTGCCTCACCATGTCCGCAAGCGGCCGAGCGGACAGGGCGAGATCACGGTCGACGATGCCCGCGGCGCCGGCGCGATTGTCAATGCAGTTAGGTCGTGCCGGGTGATCAACATCATGAGCACGATCGAAGCCGAACAGGCCGAGATCGAGCGCGACAAGCGGGCATTCTATCTGCGCATCGACAGCGGCAAGAGCAACATGGCGCCGCCCGACAAGGCGCGCTGGCTTCATCTTGCGTCGGTCGAGATCGCCAACGGCGACAATGTCGGCGTGATCGAGCCTTGGGAGTTTCCAAAGGTCTTCGGCAAGATTTCGCTCGCCGATGCCGACTGGGTGCGCGAGCTGGTGCGTATAAAAACCTACCGCGCCGACAGTCGCTCGCCGGATTGGCTCGGGCACGAACTCGCTGAGCGGTTTGGCCGCAGCGTCACCGAGCTCGGCAACATCAAGTGGATAAACGCCGTGCTGACAACCTGGGTGCGAAATGGGGTCATCGGCAAGGAACAGCGGACTGACAAGGATCGCAAGCCGCGGGCCTGTTTCGTCCCTGCCGGTGGTAATTCCGAACCACACGCGGCCGAAAATGCGGAGTGCGCCAGTGATTGATCTCTCCCTTGGTTTCTGGCGCAGCACTGGCGCAGCACTGGCGCGCCCTGGCGCAGCAAAAGGACAGTTTGCGCCAGTGCGCCAGTGGGGGTCTCTCCCTACGGGAGAGAGACCCCCCCAAACACTGTCGACTGGCGCAAGCTCAAACTGGCCTTGCGCTGGCGCAGAACTGACGCACGCCTTCAGAAAAAGAATTCGGTGTCCGGGCGGACCCATCTCGGCCCGGCCCGATAGGGGTGCGCTGGAACTTGTCAGGAGTGCCGGCGCACCCCGACCAACAGCGAAGGAGGAACCCATGAAGGATGGACAGCCCAAATGGGCGACGAAATGAGAAAAGCCCTTGAGGCAGACGGCGAGAAACTTCGCCAACTGACCGGAGAAGATCATGGGCCGTGGACTATCGCCCAGTGCATCACCTGGCACCGCTTCGTCCGCCATGACCGCGCCGGCGACTACCTGCGGCTCGGCTGGTGCCCGAGCCTTTGCGACCGGAGCCCTGCGCTCGACGGTACACCGCACGGCCAGTATTCCGTCCTGATGTCGTGGATTTGCCAATGCCGACCAGTGGAACCGCGGCATGCGCCTGAGCACGATCGCGGCCGATAGCCAGGGCCTGGCGCCGGCGCAGTGGTCCGCCGAGTGGGTGCAACGGCGCCTGATCGAGGCCTATTCCGTGGAACGCAGATTGCCGCAAGCGCGCCGGCGGTTGCTGATTGCCAGTGCCTGGCCCAGCATGGCGGTCGAATTCTCGGATATTGTTGGGCGCGCCGACGACGATCGCAAAGACCGGTTTCACAGTTGGGAATTCACCCGGCTCGGCGTTTCGGCTACCGACATCTCGCGCATGGAACAGGCACACGACTGGCTGGTCATGCTGGCGCCCTATCCCGAGGAACGGCTTTGCCTGGCCCAATGGGCCGCAGCCGTGGCGTATCGCCGATCAGTGCGAAAAATGCTGGCCAAACGGGGATGGTCGCGGACGACGTTCTACCGATATGTGGACGCCGGCGCCCATGTCATTGCGCTGGAACTCAATCGGCAAACCCTACCCGTGGTGTAGGGATTGAATTACGCATCACGCAGTGGTACCAGATTTGCGCCCTGGTGGTGTTGAGTGGGCTAGACCGCCCCACCCCTAGGGCAACCCAGATAAACGCACCAGCGGCCTTCCTAGGGCGAATGGCGATGGGTCTACGGCCGGCCAAGGTTCGGCGTTTGGCCCCGCTGTTCCGCACTCTCAGCACGCGGACTATCCAGGCACCGCAAAAGCGGCCGGATGCAATCTACAACACGCCGGCCTTTCGGGCCTGGCGCGCCCAGGTCGTGTTCAGGGCAGGGAATCGGTGCGAGCATATCGAGGATGGGGAAAGGTGCCGGAAGGCACACCCAGCCCATCGCATGTACGCCGACCACGTCATCGAATTACGTGATGGTGGACACCCGTTCGATGTGTGGAATGGGCAGTGCCTGTGTGCGGTACACCACGAGAGAAAGACATTTAAGGCCAGGCAGTTAAGGACTGCGGCCTGGTCTGGTAGTTACACGCGCCCATCCCTGCCAAGGCCAGGGTGCAGGGTTGTTCTGGTCTGTGGCCCACCCGCATCAGGGAAGTCTACCTATGTGCGGGATAACGCCAGCACTACTGACATAGTCATTGATCTCGATGTTATCGCAAGGGGTTATGGGTATGGCCGCAATAGGCCAGAGTATATAACTAACGTACTGTTGCAGGAACGCAACGCCATGCTTGCTGCCCTTGCACATGAGCCTGCCCAGCGTACCGCATGGGTGATCGTTGGTGCTCCAGGGCAGAAGGTACGGCAGTGGTGGTGCAATGCCCTGGGTGTGCAGGCCGAGGACCTGGTGGTGCTAGTACCACCCTTGGCCGAGCTACAGCGCAGGATCATGGGCGATCCCGAGCGCAAACGGATATGCGACTTGCAGTTGCAATGGGTCGATCAATGGATGATGCGCGAGATGGCTGCGCGATGAGAGAAGAAAGTTCTGCTAGGGGAAAATTATTCTCCTCCTCAATCAAGGGGGGGGAGGATTCAAATAAACAGGTCCCAAAATGATATCCGCCCCTTTTAGCAATTCCCGCATTATTTTTTGGTAAAAAAGGGATTTAGCCATTTTGCCAAAGCCGCAGAAGAAGAAAATTCTACCCCGCTGGCCGGCCGACAAGGTCGAGCGGTGGGCGCTCGACCGGCTGGTTCCGTATGCACGCAATGCGCGAACCCATACCGACGAGCAGGTTGACCAGGTCGCGGCGTCGATCCGGGAATGGGGCTGGACCAACCCGGTTCTGGTGGACGAGGCCGGCGGGATCATAGCCGGTCATTGCCGGGTCTTGGCGGCGACGAAGCTGGGTCTGGCCGAGGTGCCGGTGATCATCGCGGCCGGCTGGAGCGAGGCGCAGAAGCGAGCCTATGTCCTGGCTGACAATCAACTGGCGTTGAATGCCGGATGGAACCCGGAACTGTTGAAGCTCGAGCTCGGCGAGCTGCAGGGCCTGGGGTTTGACCTCGGGGTGATCGGGTTTGATGACGCGCAATTGGCCGCCATTGAGCTGTTCGGCTCCGAGGGCGTCAACGATCCGTTTGAGGAATGGGTCGGGATGCCGGAGTTTCAGCAGAACAACGCCGCCGCTTTCAAGACGATCGTCGTCCACTTCAAGGACGCCGAAGCCGTCGACCTCTTCGCGAACCTTATCGGTCAGCGGATCACGCCTAAAACCCGGTTTGTTTGGTATCCACAGGCCGAGATCGAGCGCTACGTCGACAAGCAGTATACGACGGCTGCACCGCCGCCGACATGAACCCGCAATTTCCTATCTACATTCCGTCCAAGGGTCGCGCCGAGAGTCGAATTACGGTTCGATACTTGGACGCGCTAAGGGTTCCTTACCGCGTTATCGTTGAGGAACAGGAATTTTGCGATTACGCGAGGGTTATCGATTCGAGCAGGCTGCTCGTCCTCGATCGCGCATACCAGGACCAATACGACATGTTCGGCGAGTTTCCTTCCACTGCCAGCAAGGGCTCGGGTCCAGCGCGTAACTTCGCATGGGATCACGCCGCTGCCCAAGGCGCACCGTGGCACTGGATCGTCGACGACAACATCAGGGGCTTTTTCCGGCTCAATCATAACCTCAAGGTGCCGGTTGCGGACGGGACGATCTTTCGCTGCATGGAGGACTTTGTTCTCCGATACAAAAACATCGCGATGGCTGGTCCCAATTACTTTATGTTTGCGTCGCGCAAGTCACAAATGCCGCCGTTCGTTCTAAATACCCGTATCTATAGCTGCAACCTTATTCGCAACGATACTCGCTTTCGTTGGCGTTGCCGTTACAACGAGGATGTCGATCTATCGCTTCGGATGCTCAAGGCCGGCTGGTGTACGATTCTGTTCAACGCATTCCTACAATACAAATTGCCGACGCAGACAATCAAAGGAGGCAATACCGATGCGTTTTATGCGAGCGAAGGTACGCTTCCAAAGTCGCGGATGATTGTCAAAGCTCACCCTGATGTTGCAAAATTAGCGTGGCGGTTCGGGCGCTGGCATCATCACGTCGACTATAGTCAATTTCGCAAAAACAAACTCTTACGCCGTGACCTCAACATTGCCGACGAGGCCGACAATTACGGCATGTATCTCCGAAATGAGCCACTGGAGGCCGTCGCATGAAAGCTGGCAGGAAACCGCACGAGCCGACCGAGCAGGGTCGCAAGCAAGTGGAAGCGATGGCGAGCTATGGCGTGCCGTTGGTGGATATTGCGCGGGTGATCGGCGTCTCGGCGCCGACTGTGGCTAAGTGGTATCCGTATGAATTGGAGACCGGCCACATCCAAGCGAATTCGATGGTGGCGCAAAGCCTCTACAAAAAGGCGATGGGCAACGGCCAGGGCGCCGTGACCGCGTGCATCTTCTGGCTCAAGTGCCGGGCCGGCTGGGTCGAGCCAAAGCCGTGGGATGATCAGCATCAATTCGGCAAGAAGGAACTGCAGCAGCAGGCCGCGGCGACGGCGGGCGCGGCGACCGAGTGGGCCAGCGACCTGGAGTTCGACGGCCGGGCGAATTGAATGCTACGTGCAGTCCCGCGGCGCGCGTGGATTGCTGATCACAAGAACATCGCAAGCCGTGACACTCGGTTTACCGATGCTTTGGCCAAATATAGCCGTGTAGTTTTGGGTGCCTTTGAATATGCCGCGGAACTCGACGATGTCATTCTCAAGAACGCGCCCATCGCTTTTCAATGGGTCGCGATACCTGAGCAGAACGATATTCTCGTAAATCCACGAGCCGCGCGTGTCCTGGGTTACGACCACGCGCATAAGCACGCTGCTGCCTTCGTTGAGCACCTGCAGGACCTTGCCAGTAAATACAACGGCCTTGCCAATGTGGCGCTCGGGGTAGCGCGCGACTTCGTCGTAGGCGAGGCGAATGGGCGTCTGATGCACTGGCGCTGCCGGCGCTGAGATGGTCACGGGCGAGCTGGGCGCCGACCTCGAGTTAAGGGTTGAGGTGCCAATAGCGATCCCGCCCACTACGATGACGGCGCCCCAGATGGTCACGATTGTCTTGAACATGGCTTCTCCGATGGTACTGCGGGTACTAGCCGTTCTTGGCCGGCGCTGGTTTGACGGATCACGCCATGATGTTGCGCAAGTAGGCCAAAGATGCTGACGCGGTCCTGGGACACGGCGGTTCCAGACTGGGAAGAGCGCATCCTGTCCGGCCGCTCGCTGGTGCCGGAATTGCCGCTGTTCAAGGCCGAGGCGGCGAAGGCGTTGCGGGTGTTCAAGCGGCTGCGGCTGCCGGACGTGATCGGCACGCCGACGATGGGGGAGGTCTGCGGGCCGTGGTTTTTCCCGATCGTCGAGGCGTTGTTTGGTTCCTACGATCCCG